GTGTGCTTGGTTTTATAGGCCAGCAACAAACCAATCAAAAGAATTGGGATATAGCACAAGCAGCAAACGCTGCTAGTGCTTCTCAAGCACAAGCTCAGATGGACTTTCAAGAACGTATGCGTGCTACTCAATATCAAACTGCTGTTGAAGATATGCAAAAAGCAGGATTAAATCCGATGCTTGCATATTCTCAAGGTGGAGCGGGTACCCCATCGGGTGCGATGGGGCAGGTGTCCACTGCAAAGGTAGGTAATTCTTTAGCTTCAGCTGTTCAAGGCTATCAATCTATGGCACAAACAAATGCTGATTTGGAACAAAAAGCAGCATTAACTACTAATACTTCTGCTCAGACTGTGAAAACTGAAGCAGATACTATTAAAACGGCTGTTGATATTGGCAATATATTAGAACAAACAAAAGTTAATACGCAAACTTACAAAAATTTGGAAGTTACGTTTAATAAACTTTTGGCTGAAATTGCATTAATTAATGCTCAAAAGCCTTTAGTACAAGCTCAAACTGGCCTTACCACTGAACAGGCTAAGAATGTTGAAAAGAATATTGCACCAAGTACTGACCCTTGGTGGTATAGAGATTTTAAACGGTCTGTACAAAGTATCAGACAAAATCCATCGTTGTTAATACCTTTTGGAGGCAAGAAATGAGTAAAAATAGTTTATTTTTACGTACCCCCTACAACTACGACACAGATGCTGCGTCAAATGAGTCAGGGTTGGCTTGTGAGGAGCCTTCTCTGGCTCAGCAGCATTTTAAAGAAGAATGTGATATTAACACCATTCTTCAAAAATTTAATATTACTGGGATCCTACCGGAAGCCCCATTATCGCCTCGTTATGGCGATTTTAGTGGTATTGGAGATTACCACACTGCTATGAACCGTGTTCTAGCAGCAAAGACTGAATTTGAGTCCTTACCGGCTCAAATCCGCGCTAGATTCCAAAATGATCCAGCGCAATTGATTGAGTTCTTGCAAGACGAGAATAATCGACCAGAAGCCGAGGAACTCGGTCTGGTCGAAAAAGCAGCTGCCGAAGTCGTAGAAGCTGCTCAAGTCACACCTGAAAAGGCGGCTTAAAAAGCCGTAGCACAGTTACATTACTTGATGTAACTGTGCTAGGTGACACCAAACCGAAAATGTTAGTTAACCGAGGAGCAAAAATATGATGTATAGAAAACCTGTAAATAAGCGCAAGTCGGCAAAGACATTTCGCCGAACCGCTAAACGTACTAAAGCAGCTAATATGCAAAAAGCCCCACATCGTGGTGGCTGGCGTCTTTAATTAACTAAAATGGGTACCTCACATGCCTTGTTACCATCCGCTGAGCGCATATCAATGCGCTGAAGGATCAATTGTCTTTTATGAATCAAAAAGACATGACACCGTTAAATCTTTGTCTTTACCTTGCGGACAATGTGTTGGCTGCAGGCTGGAACGCTCACGTCAGTGGGCTATTCGATGCATGCATGAAGCTCAGATGCATGAACAAAATTGTTTTATAACCCTCACCTATGATGATGCACATCTCCCAAGCGATAGATCATTACACTATCGAGACTTTCAGCTCTTTATTAAAAGATTACGAAAACGGTATCCTGGACGAAGAATACGTTATTACATGGCTGGAGAATATGGTGAAAACTTTGGGCGCCCGCATTGGCATGCCTGTATCTTCGGACTCGATTTCGATGATAAGAAATTATGGAAACGGACTTCCGCTAATTCTTTCTTATATCGATCCGAAAACCTTGAATTACTCTGGCCATTTGGTTATTCCTCCATTGGAGATGTTACTTTCGAGTCAGCGGCCTACGTGGCTCGATACATTATGAAAAAAGTAACAGGAAAAAATGCTGCAGAGCATTATCAAGAAATTGACCCAGATACTGGGGAAATTACTAATAGGACTCCTGAGTTTACGAAGATGTCCTTAAAACCCGGAATCGGGTACGAATGGTATAAGCAATATACTTCCGATGTATATCCACACGACTACGTTGTAGTTCGTGGTAAAAAAGTCAAACCTCCTAAATTCTATGATAAAAAATATAAAATAGATAATCCATATGAGTTTGACGAACTGCTTTACATTCGTGAAAAAAGTGCTAAACTTAGGCACGAAGACAACACTTTAGAAAGACTTGCTGTTAAGGAACAAGTCGCTAAGGCTAAACTTCAGAAGTTAAAACGTAACCTCACTTAGGAGCCTCACATGAAATTAGTATTATGTTCTGTAAAAGACCGAGCAGCCGACGCTTATGGTCGTCCGATGTTTGTACCATCGGTAGGAGTTGCTATTCGCAGCTTTTCAGACGAAGTAAACAGAAAAGATCCAGAAAATCAATTATTTAATCACCCAGATGATTTTGATTTATATGAATTGGGTGAATTTGATGATAATACTGGACTTTTTGCTTTACATGATGCACCCAAGTTGTTATCCTTGGGTAAACAAGTTAAGATTCAGGAATAAAAACCAAGCCGTCTCACCTTTAGGTGGGACGGAACCAGCCTAGGAGCCTAAAATAATGCACCGTAATCAGTCAGTAGATGTTCATCAATTTACGATGATTCCAAAAGCCGATATTCCTCGGTCTTCTTTTGATTGTCAAAGTACGCATAAGACTACATTCGACGCTGGATATTTGATTCCAGTTTATGTTGATGAAATGCTTCCCGGTGATACATTTCGGTTGAATATGACGGCTTTTGCCCGTCTTAGTACACCAATTTATCCAATTATGGATAAC